AGACAACACATTAAAAAAGAGATATTCTATTTTTCCAATTCTACATCCAGATTTGTGGAAGCGCTATAAAGAAGCTGAAAAACAAACTTGGGTGGCTGAAGAGACACCGCTAGACAAGGACAAATACGATGAATTACGAGATAATGAAAAACAATATTTGAAAAACATATTAGGGTTTTTCGCAATATCTGATGGTTTGGTAATTGATAATTTAGCAACCAATTTTTTACGAGAAGTAGAAATTTTGGAAGCTCAATACTTTTACGGACACCAAACATTTATCGAACAAGTTCACGCTAATGGTTATTCGTTACTGATTGAAACCTTTATCAAGGACATCAATGAACGAGAAGAATTGTTTAACTCAATGGAAAGCAACGAAGCTGTATCAAAAAAGGCGTCATGGGCAGAGAATTGGATTCAACACCCATCATTCCCACAAAGATTGTTAGCATTTGCTTGTGTTGAAGGTATTTCGTTTAGTTCAGTGTTTGCTGGTGTGTTTTGGTTTAGAAGTCGAAACAAAATGCCAGGTTTGGCCAGTATGAATGAATTGATTTTGAGAGACGAAACCGCTCACTATGATTTTGCACTTAATCTATACAAAAACTATTTGAAAGACGAATACAAGTTATCAAAAGATGAGATTAGAAAGATTGTGTTGGGTTGTTATGAAGTTGAAAAAGTCTTCATCGAAGAAAGTATGCCTGATGGTCTGCAAGGGTTGACAAAAGAAGATATGATTAAGTATGTAAAATTTGTTACCGATATTGTTTTAACAGACTTTGATTGCGAACCAGAGTTTAAAACTAATAACCCACTTGACTATATGTCACGTATTGGGTTGAGCGCAAAAAATAACTTTTTTGAAAATAGAGTTGGAGAATACACTAGAGTTGAAATTCCAAAAACAATGGATGGTGTGTTTGATGACGATTTTTAATCTAATTTAATCATGAGAATCTTAAAAAGAGACAAAACAACACAGGCTTTTATGCCTAACAAAATTTTGAGCAGAATCAAAACACAAGCCACTGGGCTTAAGGTTGATTGTGACTCACTTTTCCAAGAGGTAATCCCTCTTATTAGCGACAATATAACAACAACTGAGATTGATGAGTTAATCGCTTTTAAAGCGGCTGATAAAATCATCCAACACCCAGATTATTCCCTATTGGGTGGTCGTATACTTCTAAGCCGTCAATCTAAATTGATTGGTAAAGAACTACAACCAGTCGATATGACTTACGATTTTTTTGCGGCTACAACATTTTTGCAAAAATATTCTAAAAGGGATAACAATAAAATTCCTATGGAATTACCGTCATGTATGTACGAGCGTGTAGCATTACATTTACATGGTGATGACGAAAAAGCTAGAAAAGAATTGGTGAAAGAACTCACTAACAAACACATTAACTTCGCCACACCAATTTATACGAACGCTGGTATTGAAAAGAGAGGTGGCATGATTTCTTGTAATCTAACACACTTGGAAGAGGATTCTTTTGAGGGTATTGAAAACACACTTACAAAGATTGCGTCAGCATCTAAAGAAGGTTCTGGTATTGGATTATTAATTGACCCGCTTAGAAGCAAAGAGAGTATTGTAGAATCGTTCCAAGGTAATGCAGGTGGTGTTGTAAGACTTGCAGATATGGTTCAGTCAAAAATGAGGTTTTATAAACAAGGGTCTCGCTCTGGTAGCTGCGCACTATATTTGTCTGTTTGGCATAAAGACATTTTTGATTTCTTGGATTTAACATTACCTATTGGTGATGAACAATTGAGAACACGTGATTTGTTTACAGCTGTTATCATTAACGACCTTTTCATGCAAAAACTTGAAAATAATGAACCTTGGTATACATTCTGTCCAAATGACATCAAAAAAGCTGGATTAACTCCCCTACATTTACTTTGGGGTGAAGAGTTCAACGCTGAATATCAAAAAGCGGTTGATTTGGGTCTTGGTGTTGAGGTTGACGCTAAGAAAATCTTAGACTCAATTATTAAATCACAAGTTGAAAGCGGTAGACCATATGTGATGTTCAAAGATAATGCGAACAAGCGAAACATGCAAGATAATATTGGTTTGATATTACAATCAAACTTGTGTATCGAAGTCTTCCAAGCTTCAAAACCTAGATATACGCCTCAATGTACATTAGGTTCAATAAACCTAGCTGAACATGGTGGTCTTAAATCAATAGATAAATCAGTTAGAGTTTTGGTTAGAGGATTGAATGAAGTCATAAGTAAAAACAAATGGAGTGATGAATGGAGCGCTGCTGCTGGTATGGACCAAAGAGCTTTAGCTATTGGCGTAGCTGGATTGGCTGATTTCTTTGCTAAAAAGAAAGTTTCTTTTGAATCAGAAGAGGCCAAAAAATGGAACAAAGATATTTTCGAAACCATGTATAAAGCAGCTTTAGAAGAATCAATGAAAATAGCTGAAGAGAAGGGTGAAAATTACCCATCATGGGAAGGTAGTAGATATTCTAGAGGTGAAACATATATCGAAGGATGGTCGCCAAAACCAGAAGGGGAACCAATACCGCTTTACAATAGTTTGTTTTTGGGCCTAATGCCAACTGCTTCATCGGCAATTTTGTTAAGCGTATTTGAGTCATTTGAACCAGTAACTGCTAATTTATTTACAAGAAGAGTTGGTCAGGGTGAATTTTTGGTTGTCAACAAATATCTAGTTAATGAATTACTTGAGTTAGAACTTTGGGACAATGAAATGATTGACAAAATTATCAAAAACCAAGGCAGTGTTCAGAACATAATGGAGATACCTGAAGATATCAGATATAGATATAAAGATGTGTATGAAATTCCTCAGAGAACGTTGTTAGATTTGTCGATTATTCGAAACAAATACGTAGACCAGTCACAGTCATTGAACGTTTATTATTCAGACGCCAAATACTCAAGAATAGCAAGCGCACTTATGTATGCGTGGAAGGGTGGTCTTAAAACTGGTGCTTATTACACCAGAACAAAGTCTAAATTGAACGCTAACACTAAATTAGCTATGTCTCAAATAGCAACTGAAACATTACCTCAGAAGCCAAAAGACAGCCAATTTGAGTGCTTTGGTTGTACAACTTAAAATAGCACATATATTTTTAAAAGGGCCTTTTTAGGCCCTTTTTTATTTGTTTATTTACTTACAAAAATGTTTTAGTATCATATTTATGATAAAACTATGGCAAAAGGTAAATACATAAACATTAACTACCCATTTAAGGATAGTCATAAGGGGTTCTTTTTGGATTTGAATGCTGATGATAACTCAGCAATTAAAGCCGATTTGATGCACCTGATTTTAACACTAAAAGGTCAAAGATTATATAACCCAGATTTCGGTACCAACCTATTAAGGTATATTTTTGAACCAGAAGACGGTTATACTCTTGATAAAATCAAAACAGAGATAAGCACAACAGTTAAAAAATATCTACCAAAATTAGTAATTAATGACGTTAGCGTAACTCAATCAACAGAAAATGACTACGCGGCTGTTGTCCGTATAGACTACCAAATAACTGATGATGTTTTCACAACATCTGACTTTGTAATCATCAATATTTAATATGGCAAACCAAGGTATAAATTATACTTCCCGTAACTTTGCGGATATCAGAACTGACCTTATCAATATGGTCAAAAAATATTACCCAGACATCTTTAACGACTTTAATGATGCCTCAGTTGGTATGATGCTTTTAGAACTAAACGCCGCTGTTGGGGATATGTTATCATTTAATACTGATAGGATGTTCCAAGAGACACAAATTGACTACGCTCAACAAAGGAGTTCAATTTTATCAATGGCTAGAACGTTTGGCCTTAAAGTTCCAGGTAAACACCCAAGCGTAACCATTGTTGATTTTTCAGTCACAGTACCACCGTTTGGTAATAGCTTTGACGTTGCTTATTGTCCTATAATAAAGGCTGGGTCTCAAGTTTCTGGGGCTGGTAAGGTATTCGAAACATCAAACGATATTGATTTTAGCGACCCATTTACAATTGGTGGTATTCCTAATAGGTTGGTAATCCCTAACTTTGATGCCAATAACATCTTGGTAAACTATACTCTAACAAAAAGAGAAATCGTTGTCAATGGTTATACCAAAATCTTTCAACGTGTTATTACAGCTAATGATGTTAGACCATTTTTGGAAATAGTATTACCTGAAGATAACGTAATTTCAATTCAATCTGTTATTTCACTACAAGGAACCAACTATACAAAAGTTCCATCACCATCTCAATTCTTAGATGAAGACCTTAAATGGTATGAAATGGATGCTTTAGCTGAAAGTGACATCTTTATACCAGATAACCTAACATTGTCAGACAATGCTGGTATAAAGGCTGGTAAATGGATAAAAACAACCAAGAAATTCATCAAAGAATATACTGATTTAGGGTTCACTAAACTAATTTTTGGTGGTGGTAGTCAAGATATCAGTAGTTTATCAAGCTTTAGTGTAAACCCAGCTCTTGTATCACAAATTGGTGATTTTATAAATAACATGTCGTTAGGTGAAACACCTACTGCTAATACAACTATGTTTATTAAATATAGAGTAGGTGGTGGTTCAGAGTCAAACCTAGGTCCTAACGTACTTACCAATATAGGTACGCTACAATTAGCCCTTAATGGACCTAACCCAGCTATGAATAACGCTGTTAGAGCATCATTAACGGTAAATAACCCACTACCAGCACTAGGTGGTAGAGATGAACCTAGTGTAGAAGAGCTTAGAAACTTGGTTAGATACAATTTTGCGGCTCAAAATAGGTGTGTAACGATAAAAGACTACCAATCTAGAATAACTTTAATGCCAGGTGAGTTTGGTGTACCATTCAGAGCAGGTGTTTATGAAGAACAAAACAAGATTAAGGTCTATATTTTAGGTTTGGATGCTAATGGTAAGCTAGATAATACATCAACTAGCACTATGAGAACAAATATTTCTCATTATTTAGCTGATTATCGTATGTTGAATGACTATGTTTATGTCACAAACGGTAAAATAATCAATTTAGGTATTGATGTTGACCTTTATATTGATAAAAAAGTACCACAATCACAAATTGCGGCTCAAGTTATCAATGCAGTGCAGACATTTATGGACATAAACTCCTATCAAATGGGTGAAAACATCTACTTATCAAATTTGGTTGAACAAATTAACAACGTAGGTGGTGTTTTAAACGTAATTGACTTGAGAGTATATAACAAAGTTGGTGGTGGATATAGCTTAAATGAAATATCACAACCTTATTTGGACCCTACTACTAGACAAGTTGACATATCTTATGACTATACACTATATGGTGAACCAGTAAGTATGTTTGAAATCAAATATCCTAATACAGATATTAAAGTAAGAGTTAAAGGATAAGGTTTCCTTAAAAAGTTATAGGTAGTATATTTAAAGAAAAATACTATGAACAAAATTTATATGAAAGAAAAAATAGTTGAAAAAACTGGTGACGGTAGCGATTGCGGTTGTAAAAGCGGTCCATCAACTAATGAAATATTAAACGAAACATCTAAAAAAAAGAACATTGGTTTGGTCAATGGATTTTTTAGAGTATTAACCTTTTCAATCTTTTTACTTTTGGTGCCATTCATAACCATGTATTTTATTTGGGCGGCATTCAAAATGATTGTTTTGAATAAAAATGTTGATATAAAGAGTGCCCTATTAGCAATAACCAAGGGCAAAACAGAAATGGCGGTAAATGAAGACGATGATGATTATGATGAACTTGTAATGATGGACGTTGAAGATATAAGCGAACAATATAGGAAGTAACATGTCAAATAATATAAGAATAAAAACCACACCTAACGGAACGGACAAATATCTTAAGGTTAAATTAGAACAGGATTTCGATTTTATCGAAATTTTGTCTTTAAAGATATCCCAAGAAGACGCATACAGACGTTTTTGTTCTGATTATGGTGCTGTTGTTGGTAGAGTTGTAGTGAATGGTGGCTTTGGTATCCCAAATGCCAAAGTTAGTGTGTTTATACCTATTGATGAGGTGGATAAAGACAATCCATTAATTAGTGGTTTATACCCTTATGAGTTAGTTACAGATAAAGATGATGAGGGTATACGTTATAACCTATTACCTAAAGAGTCTGAGACAAATAATCCATGCTTCACACCAATTGGTACATTTCCAAACAAACGAGAAATTTTAGATAATGACGTTATGATGGATGTGTATTGTAAGTACTACAAATTCACAACTACAACAAACTTTGCTGGTGACTTTATGATTTTTGGCGTACCAGTCGGTACACACACTATTCACGTTGATGTCGATATGTCAGATATAGGTCCTTTTTCACAAAGACCTTATGATTTAATTAGTCAAGGCGCACCAAAAAAACTTTTTGATTCATCAACTAAATTTTCTGCAAACAAAAACTTAGATAAACTTCCACAAGTAAAAACTGCTAACGTTGGGGTTAACGTACAACCATTTTGGGGTGACTTAGAATCTTGCCAAGTTGGTATTTCTAGAATTGATGTTGACTTAAACTACAATTTAGTGCCAACAGCTATTTTCACTGGTAGTATTTTTGGTGACCAAGATAAAGATAGCATAAATAAAAACTGCGCCCCAAGACAAGGCATGGGTGAATTTTGTCAACAAGTAACTGGTAATGGTACGATAGAAATCCTTAGAAAAACATTTGAAGGTGAAACAGAAAACTTCTATGTTGAAGGTGGGCAAGTTATTGATGAAAACGGTGTTTGGGCTTTCCAAATTCCTATGAATTTAGATTATGTGAAAACGTCTGAAGACGGTCAGTTAATCCCTTCAAATGACCCCAATATCGGTGTGCCTACTAGAACTAGAGCTAGGTTTAGAATCGGTATGGATGAAACAGGTGACAATGGTAGACTTAGAACAAGAGCGAAATATTTGGTCCCTAATAATCCACAAACAGACTCTCAAATTGACTACTCGTTTGATGAAAATACAAAAGATACTAGTTTCAGAGATATGTTCTGGAACAAGATATACACAGTAAGCAATTTTATTTCGAGATATCAAAAGGTTAAGATTAATACACCTGGCTTAGTCAGCACCGTTGCTGAGACCACAAGCCCTATTGGTGGTTTCCTTCCTAGTAGGGGTAGGACTAGAAACTTTATTGGTATTAAAAATGTTGATGATTGTGCTGGGGTAAATACACCATTCCCATACAATAGGGTTAATACAAGGACAAATCCATTGTTCTTTGTGATTTGTTTATTATTAAAATACATTATTTTTATCATCGCATTATTGAATTCAATTTTGATACCGCTTATAAACCGAGTGATACAAGCGATAAACTTTGTAATTTCAATAATCAACACAATTATTGATGCGGTAAACACATTGCCGTTTGTAAACATAGGACACGTACCAGAAATAGGGTATATACCTTGTATAAAGATAGAGTGTCCAAATGGTAGTGGGGTTTATTTTGCTCCAGGTTGTAGCACACAAAACGTATTGGATGGTGGGTTAAGTTTTGACGCCACAAGCCCAGCACCTAATTTTTATTGTGATGGTAGTTGTGCTTTGTTTGACTCTGTAGGTTTAGACGATTGTATCGCATTTCAACTAGCTAGTGAACTAAACATGTATGAGTTTGATTTCTATAATGATTGGATTAACGGTACATTGTATTCATTCTTACTTAAGTACAAAGCTAAAAAGAATGGTAAAGAAAAATATTGTGATTACGATTGTGAAGATTTTGATTCATCATCCGATGTTGATTGTAACAATCAATTGTTGGTAGATGTTATGTTACCAGAATTTGGTAATGCTAATTCACAAGACGTAGTTGTTAATACAGGTGTTGTAAGAGAAGGGGTTGTTAAAAAGGTTGATGAAAATCTATATTATGCCGCTACTCAACATAATGCACAAGCTAAACTATTTGCTACAGAAGTAATTTGTTTAGGTTCTGTTTTTGATTGTGATTGGCAAGGATTACCTAAAATAGCACAATATTTTAGACCTAGTTCTTATCAAATACCACCAGTTGTTCCAGAATTTAATGATGATGGAACAATAATCGAAGAAACAGGTATTGTGTCTTTGAACGACCAAGCTGATGGTTTATTCTTTAAAATAAACTGTTCTGGTTTACACGTAAATGCACAACAAGCTTTGAATATTAGACATGCTTGTGAGATATTTGTCGATTTAGATGTGACTAGCGATACTGGTATTGCACCAGATGGTGTTATTGGTAGTAATGATATCACAGATATCGGTACAGATGTTAGGGATATTTTTGTTAAATTAAATTCTGGTACAACAGGGCCAAACATAAACTTTAACAACGTATCATCGTATGACGCCACCCCAATAAATACAGCATTTAACCTACCAAACATTGGTGAGTATGACTTTACTTCACCAGTACAAAATGGTCAGGAATATATTGATTTTAGAGGATATTACACTTACAATACCGACACATACACTCAACCTAAATTCCATTCGTTCTTTACCTATTTTGGTCTTATACCAAACCAAAGCGCTATGGATATACTAAAAAGAAACTACTTAGGTGTTTGTACACCAGTAGTTAAAGCTAGGTTTGTGATTAGTACTACGGTAACACCAGACGTATTAAACTTAAATGAAGGTATTATAGAATTTACGATATTGGGTAGTGTCGGTCCATATACTTACACAGTTACAAATGGGTCAGGTTATGAATCAACTGGTACAATAGGTGTCACACCACCTACCGTAACGATAACTGGATTAGCTGTCGGCACATATACAATAACAGTTTTAGATGCTTTGGGTAATCCAGTAACAACAACCGTTTCAATCACAGGTCAACAACCATTATTTTGTGATGTTTATGTATCACAAACAGATACTAGTGCTAGTGGAGATAACGGTCAAATAACTATAGCTAGCGTTGGTGGCGGTGTTGGTCCATATAATTTTGAAATAACAGATTCATTAGGTAATCCAGTTGGTTCACCTTCTAGCGGAACAATAACCTCATTACCTTTAGTGATTAATAACTTGGGCCCAGAACCAACAGGCTATATTGTAACAATAACAGACACGACTGGTAATGGTTGTGTGACAGAAAACCTAACAATGTCTGGTGTTTATCCGTTGTCATTAGTGGTCAATCAAGTTCAACCAACATGTTATGAATCAACAAATGGTGAAATAGAATCTGTTGTTACTGGTGGGGTTGCACCTTATACAATTCACGTAACTGGCCCTAGTACTGATGAATATAGTAGTAGTGTGATAGGGTTAGGTATTGGTACGTATAATATCACAGTTGTTGACTTCTTAGGTAACACCACATCAACAACAAGTTCATTGACATCTGTACACCCATATCTTCATATAGAACCTGCGAATGCAACAGAATTGGCTATGCAATGTTCATCGACACATTATTACATTAAGTTTTATGTTACATCAGGCATAGCACCAGGCTCAAATGCTTATGTAACTTATCAATTAGATAATGGGGTAACTTATAACACTACATTACCATTTGTTGATAATGCAACACCACTTGTATTACAAGTAGCTGATGCCTTATTAAACTCAAATGTAAAAATTTCAGTGAGCGATTCAGCAAACCATGAATGTTATAGTAACCAAATACAGATTTATGAAAACCAAATCAGTCTACCTAACCAAGCTTTAACTGCAACGATTACAACAACACCTAGTGGCAATATGTTCAACCCATATCACCACGTAATAAATATAAATGGTGGTTTTGCACCTTATGTGATTTCACCAATAAATGATGATGACTATATAGACAATAGCCCTACATCAACACGAACAATAACCGATAGTGTCGGTTGTTCAATAACGGTAACTGGATAATGGAAAAAATAACACAGAAACTAAACTCACAATCTTCGGTTAACAGCGTTAACACAGACACGTTTGTTAAAGTCAAACTAGACAACACAAACAAAATTTTACCTTCAGATGTAATAAATGAAGTGGTAAATGCTGGTGAGCGTTTCAATACTGAACGACAACGTTCTAAATATTACAGAATCCTTGGGACAATAAACCCAACGATTAGTAATCCGTTGTTCAATCTTTCAGACACTCAAATGTCTGACCTATACACATGGAAAGGTTTTAATTTCTACGATACAAACACTAACTTGTATAGGTTTAATTCACCATCGTATCCTTCAAACATAGATAAATATCTAAAAGAAAAGGATGGATGGTTTGGTTATTTTGACCCAGATACAGCAAAAGCTGGTTTCTGTTTATTTTACGACATGGAGCCAAAGCGTCAACGTTTCTCATTTTTACCAGATAATGACCCATACCATGGAAACGCCACAACTGTTGATAACTGGGAACTAACCATAACATACCCAGCATCTATTGATAGCGGCCATACAATGGTATTAGGTGGGTTAATGATGATTGAATCAACCCCTGCTGTTGTTGGTGGAAGAAATATGACAGCATTTGGTTTAGCCTGTCAACATAATTTGAATATTGGTGATATTGTTAGACTATCAGGCACAACAAACTATGATGGCGACCATATAGTTGTTAGAACTGGTTTAGATGATGGTAACTATAAGCCTTACTATTTTGTTTTAGATTTGGACCCAACGGCTGGTTTTGTTGGTGCTAATGCTAGAATGACAAAAATGATTGGGGACGTTGAATCTCGCTATTATTTCAGAAAATTCAGAAAGGTTAAAACTAAATCAACCAATGTCATAAATCAATATGATTACGAAGTTTATAAATTAGGTTTTAGTGAAAACGTATTTAATGACGATGTTACACAATTTATGTTTAATCAAGATATTGACATAACAGATTTGGTGGATAACTTAGGCAGACCTCTAAGTGAACTTTATTTGACCTTTATTAAAACAAACAGCAATAATTTATTCACCAATGTCTCTTCTGGTATTGAAACACCTGCAATTGCTAAATTAACAACCAGTGATTTTAATACCTTCTTACAAGACATACCTGTAATAAATAGAATCCATAATTCAACAAATGGTTCACCATTCACGTCACATATACCCCTTGAGAATAACGTAACATTCAACAACTCAAATACTGATTTTTACGGTGATTTGGTAGAATATAACACTAATGTGTTAAAAGAGACGGTTTTGGCTGAAGTTTACTATAGATTTAATACAATTAACAGAGAAGATGATACGCAAAGCGTATCTTATCAAGTTTTTGAAGATGGTGAAGTTTACACAATAGATTTGGGCCCAAGACATGAAGGTTATTACTACAAAGCGCATCATTTGATTCGTATTAGAAATTTTTCAACATATATTGAACAAGGAAACTCAAGCACTGTTGATATGCCTAGTTATGTTACAGCATTTCCTGATGGTAGATATTTATGGAGAGACCTTATAGATATAGGTTCAATACAACCTAATTCCGAAGTTCTTGACTACCCATTTATCAACGGTAGTCATTACATGTATGACAATTATTGTTTTACTGTAAAAAGACAAGACCCATTTGATTTCTGGGGGTTATATTACGCTAACTTCCCAGCTGACCCTATTGGTCAATTGATAACTGATAAATACGATGTAAATACATCAGACGATGTTTGCTAACAAGATTAAAATAAATATTGGTACCGTTTTTTCTGGTTCCTCTGGTAATAACATTATGTTACCATTAACCACGTCATTTCAACCAGTGGACCAATCAGAGCTAATTGATAGGGTTTTTGTTGAGGTTGAAACCGAGAAAGCGATTAACCCAATCATAGACTACGAAAAAACAAGATACACACCTATCGACTCAAATAATTTACCTATTGAGAAGATTGTTTATGTTTTAGATTTTAGCGGCCAAACTACCTATGGTCAAATAGGGTACTCAGATGATGATATCAAATACAATAAATCAAACTTCACAAATTCTTATTTGAATTTGAATTTTTACGATTCGGACAATCCGCTTATACAAAATTTGGTGGGTAACGTTACTTTGTTTACTCAAATAAAATCTAGCGATTTGTATCAAAGTGGGTCAACAAACGTATCAATTGGGAATGTTTTACCAGCTTCTCAGATTCCAGTGATGTTTGTCCTAGAAAACCCAACAGTTAACAGACGAGGTTTTGGTGAGGGATTCCATCTTTATGGGTACAAAGATGAGTTGAACATCAACGAATCAAAATATTTGTATATGAGGGCTAGTTATAACAATGCCAAATCTGGTTCATCTACTAATTTAATGGTTAAAACAACTCCACAACCTATAGATTTATTAGTACATGAATTGTATACTAGGTATATACTAACTAGGACAAATGATGGGTTTTACTACAAAATAGATGATACCTATCAGGGTAATTCTGGTGTTACAGGTACAAATAACGTATCATATACTACAAATACTGGATATAACACAGTAACAATAACACTTAACCAGATATTGGCCTTGTAATGGAAGTATTAAAACGCAAAATATTACTTGAAAATAGCATAGATAGGTCTCCAAACAGTCAAACTTGGGGGACTTTGACCGCTGAAACCTTCTTCATCAATGTTTTTTTAACTCAAACATATGATGATATGGGTATTTTTACTGAATTAGACTTTATTTCAGCTGATACAATCAACCCACAGACCGTTGACTACACAATTTTGAACAATAAATTGCTTTCAAGTGGTCTAACATTCTCATATATGACCGACCCAACGGTTTATTTTACTGGAACAACATCTGATTTTGAAAATTTTACCCTAAGAGACCCGTCAAAAATAGTTTCAGACTACTACAACTACCTTTATTTGTCCCTTACTGGGTCAACGGATAGCAAAATTAGTGAATTAATGTCGTATAACGCGACACAAATGTATATACCAGGGTTTGATATTGTGCAAACCAACTATCAAAACTATGAAAACATCTCTTTAAGCGCCGTTAGTCGGGTCACAGTACTTGGTGAACCTAACAAATATGTGTTTGATACAATAGTCGATACCAATATAGGTACCGATAACCAGATATATGGGTTATATTATCAGGACTATACTGGTAAAACCAATACTGTCAATATTAATGGTATACCTACAACAATACCTCTGACAGTTTTTACCTTCGTAGGTGAGGGTCAAAATGAAACCAACACCTCACTATCTGCCATTACCAAAGAAGAGTATTTATTTGGTATAATTTCTAAACCAGAAGTTAAAAATGACGTATTTATAGACAGAGGTGTGACATCAGTATTTGAACCACATTTAAGGTTATCTGAGATTAAAACATTAGGTGAACTTACAAGATATGGTAATGGTTTTTATAAGATTGTTAGACAATAAAATGTACTTTTTACTGTCAATACCTTAAATTTAAAGGAAAACCATGAAAAATTTAGACATCAAACATTTTGAATCCAAAATTGAACCCAAAAAAAAGGATAGGTTTATTATTAATCTACCTGAAGAATTGAGGATTCCATCATATTTGATTAAAAGTATTGAATTTAAGGAGGTCTATAGTTCACTGGCGCAAAAATTTGAATTTGAGCTTGAAATATATGAAACAACTGATATATCTGTTTTACAAATATTAAAAAACAAAATGGCGTCACAAATAAATGACTATTCTAAGTTTAATATAGAGGTTTTTTTGATTGATGCAGTTGGTGTGTGTTTAAACACATGGAAGCTTAATGGGTGTTTTATAACTGAAGTATCGTTACCTTCATTGAGTTACGAAAATTCTGACCCAATCATGATAAAAATTAAAATAAATTCAGACTATTTTGAAATTGAATAATAAATAAACTAATGGCAACTGGAACATACGGCATAGTTAGACCAGCGGATATCACACCTGATGACGTTGAAATTTTTTACCATTTTACTCCTTCAAGAGATAAAATAGGTAACAATACTTTATTGAAATTAAACCCTAATGATGTTTTAATAAAAACAGATAATCCTAATAAAACACAATCTGGCGTTGTTGGTACAGAACTGTTTGGTGGTCTTTACACACTTAAATTACCTGCCGCTAATTTTGCAACAAAGGGTATCTATACCATCATAATAAAACCAGTGGAAATTAGAACAAAGATTGTTGATGTTGGTGTATTATCGGCTTTTCCAGACACACTAGGATTGTTATTCGACACAACATCAATCTCACAAAACTTTTTAACAAAGTTTGAAAATAATGGATTGGTTGGTTATCGTGTTGAATATTTGAATACAACAGGTAACGTAGCTGATGCTAAAATAAATAATTTTTACAGAGTAATCACCTCGAATAATCGTGCTGAACCTGTAAACCAAAATTTAACAAATTCAAACCAAAAAGCTATCAGATATCGTTTTAACGACAACTCTAGTTTGGTATTTTGTACCGTTTCACCGTCTTCAGCATCAAACGTAAAACCTAATGCTTTACCATTTATCGGCCAACCAAATCAACAGGTTATTATAACCAATACGTTTGTCAACCCATTGATGATTGAGGTTGAAATGGTGGAACACGATATTGAAACACTTGCTTTTGCTTTGTTTGGAAATCAAACAAAATCTATCGAAGACGGTATTTACACAATATACAACTTTAACAATGATATCTATAAACAGTACGACTTGTATGAAATTAAAGATAGATTCACTGGTAAACCATTGTTTGATGTTAGAGAACTTCGCACATCAATTGATTTTAATAAAACATTTACAACTATTACAACTGTTTAATAAGCGATGAACAATAAGATTAAGGTAGCTGGTTATGCTAAAAAGATACAATATGGTGAAAACATAGAATATACTAATTTTTCACCAGACATTGTTGGCTTTCAATTAGCCAGCAATGGCGGTACCCCTTTGTTTACATTGGGTAGCTTCAACATCACCACCAATCTTGACCCAAAGCTTGATAAATACTACAATATAGCCAAATTTTCAAACTATCTAACGCTAGACGCTTTAAACGTTTCATTAAATGATAGTATAACTCTTTTGTCAGATAATGCTGGTGTATACCTTAATTTGGATAGAACAAATTTGGATTACTACGCATTGTTTGGTTCATTATCTGAATATATAAGAGTTGCGTTAGAAGATATCATCATAAATTGGCCAGCATCTCTTTATGTTACACCTACAAACTCAGACGTTCAAGGTAATTTGGTAACTGGTATTACTTTTACCGATTATGCTTATGATGCTTTGTACGAAATAGCAACGTTTAAGATTGACACAGACCTTATTGTTAATAGATATGGTATAAATTACCTAACAAACGGTACTATTATCAACACTTTTAGTGAAACCAATGACTTAAGAAATATGACAGTGAATTATGATTCATATGTTGTCTTTTTTAACGATACTGAGTTCCCAATCCTTGATTTTACGGCGGCTACCGATACAACAAACAATTACATACATGTAAAAGTACAAGGTGACCCATTTTCATCACTTACAAGTTTTACTCCAACATATCACGTTAAACCTAAGAAGGTAATTGAAGAAACGTTTTTCAATTCATTACCATCTTTTCAAGCTTATTTGTTGAATAGACAAATAACACCAAAATATACCGCAACATTTAAGTATCCAACAAAAACTGAGACTGGTGTTGTATTATACATAACTGATACATTAACATGGCCAGTATCCGATGGTTACAACATTGATTTTGATACTGACGACTATGTAAACTATGCTACTAGATTATTTGATTTAGCAAATTCAAATGATTTGTTTTCTAGTAAGCTTTTGAATAGATTTTTAGTTTCTGAGTCAATAACATCATTTGACACAACACCAGTACACGTTTCTGATTCACAACAAGACACTTCTGGTGGTAAAATGAATAAAACGCTTCAGGTATATGGCGTTGAATTTGATAAAATAAACGAATTTATCACAGGTATTCAATTTGCCAATGTTGTTTCTTATGATAAACAAAACAACACACCAGATGCTTACCTTAAAAACTTGGCTAGAGTTTTAGGTTGGGAATTAGTAACATCTGTATTTGAAAACGATTTATTGGCTAACTATGTAACAACAGCTCAGTCAACATACTCTGGTCAATCAGTTGGGTACACACCAGTTGAAGCCGATATCGAATTGTGGAGAAGAATTATACTTAATTCACCATGGATTTGGAAATCAAAAGGCGCTAGAAAAACAATAGAATTCTTTTTAAGGTTTATTGGAACCCCTGAAGGTTTAATAACTTTTAACGAACACATCTATAAAGCCAACGGCCCTATCAATGTAGATTTGTTTCAACAAATATTGCAATTACAAGGGTTAGATGATGATATTTCACTATATCCAATAGATTCTGATGGTTATCCTAGACCTTTACCAAACACCGATTCCATGTATTTCCAAAACGATGGTTTATGGTATAGAGAAACAGGTGGTACTGGCTCAACAATAGATATTTTGGACGGTAATAACCCACACGTTGGCCCGTATGACGGCGGTAACAGGTATATGAACCAGTTCAGAAGACTTATACCTAATTTTAGTGCGGTAACTGCCACAACAATCACAACAAATACAAGTGATGTTAACCTTTACAATAACTATGATTTTGGTACGTTTAACGTGGATACTGGTACAACAGTTTCTACTGTTCAAATAACAACACAAAGTGGTGTTGACTTTAGCGATTGCGTTATTTTCACACCTACAATTGAGGCTGACCCAAATCCAGTGACAGTTTATAACGAATGTGGTTGTGTTGACGCTAAAGACGATAAAATTATGAGCCTATGTATAGAGCGCATAATCCCACCAACTGGTTATACATGTTCTAATTTGCTTTCATACTATAATGATGACACTGACTTAGGTATGTATGAATTTTCATTCTACCAATACGATATCAATGGAAACGTATATGTTGATAGCAATAATGAACCAATATACAACAATACGCCGTATGTACCACAAGAGTGTTGTTTAGCAATAGGTGGTACACCACAATACTACATAGATTACCAAGGGCTATCAAGTACTGTATTGAATAGCGGGTATATATGTTGTGATACAACTAGTAGGTGTGGGTGTATAATAGCTTGTGGCTGGATGGTTGACCTATCAACGATTATGTTACCACCACTTTCAGAAACATATAGTGGTCCACAATCACAATATTTGCAGTTTTTGACGCAAGGTGGTAGCTCAGCAATAGTTACTCCAGATGGTTGTAACTGCATACCAAACTATACAACACCAGTACCTAACGTATATGACCCATATACTGGGCAAGTTGGTTACGGGTGTCAATTGACACAACAAGGTGTTGATGATATGGCGCTAGGTTTAGATAGCTATATTTATCATTACTATTTGGAACGAAGCAACAATAAGGCTTCTTGTTTCGATGAAGGTGATGTAACAATTACGATGAATAACATTGTTTTACCTAGCGGTGAAACTTTATAATATTAAAAAGGTAAAATGCCTCAGTGTTTAGATTTACAAACAATACTTAACAATGGTGTTCTAAATGAAAACCAAGACGGTACTGTATCGGTATATATGCCTAACGGTAGTGTGTTGGGACCAGTCACATTAACTGAACAATGTTGTTTGGCTTTAAGTGATACCTATACTTGGGATAGCAATGCACAAGCATGTATGTGGAATGGCGGGGCTTCATGTAGTATTGAAACCGCTTTTAAGATAACCTTAAACCCTAATGGTAACGAGGCTGTCCTATTTGCGACTGAACCAAATAAAACATGTGTTCTTAATATTGAATTTGACTACCTTTTCAAAATAAAATGTGAAACGCTTAACAACATTTTGTTGTTGACCCAAAACCCTAACGGACCATCCCCATATGCCGATATATTGGCAGAAATTGCGCTAGTACAATCACTCATAGAAACTCAAACAGTAAACTGTGAGGTAATCGCTAACGAAATAAGCTCAGTTGAATATTCAATTGAAAATACTGATTATTCAGTAGAATATGAGGTACCTAGCGATATAGGTGGTATTGTGAAATCAAACAAAGTCAAGGTCACTTCAACCAATACAAGTAGTTTTACAAACACAGCTTTTAGTGCTAAAGATATATCTGACAGAGATACAAAAACTATCCCTGCTAAAACGAAACCAATAGATAATACTTTAAAAGGTACACCAGCCCCATTAGTGTCATCACAACAGACACTAGGTGGCCCAACTACGTTAACTTATTGTATCGTTAACCCACAAGGTTTAGCAGCGTGGGAGACAATTTTAGGTTCACTGAACTATCAACTGTTCTTAAACGGTGACCCAGATTCATATACTGGTGCTGATGTTGAGGCATTGTTGGCACAAAACGAAGCTAACGTAAATGCCAACCCACAACAACCACAATTAATATATGCATGTACAACACCTTTTGGGACACTTACCGATTTATTAAACCAATTGGATGAGTTACAGATTCAACAAGAAAACTGTCAAACGCAGCTGCTTGCTTTATACACACAATTGAGCGATTTACAAGCTCAATTAGGTGCCTTGTTGGGTAGTGGTTGTACATCACCAGTTAATTTCTTTGAAACCTTAGATGTTTCGTTGAATGTTGATGTTGTTACATCTTCAGGTACAACCGTATCTGTATATGAGGACACAACTTTATTCCCACAAATAGGTTTAGGTAACCTTTATAACTATTTGACAGCGACTGGCTCAACTTTAAACACCGCTACAGGGTTTTATGTATGTGGTGGTTTAGACTGTGAACCAATGTATATAAATTCAACAACGCCAAACACTTGTTTAACTGTGTATAATTCTTTAATGGATGCCCTATACATTGAATCAGGTCTTAGCGGTACTAGTGGTTATACTGAGTTTTTAACAACATTGCCAAATGAATCATTTGCATCAAATTGGGTACATCATTCAGTTACAATTACTGATGAATCAGTATTAACAGCGTTAACCAACCAAAATATTACTGTAAGTTTAAATTTGAATCATTCATGTGGTGACATATGTATTTTATTGGATAATCTTAAGATAAATAAAGAATGTTCCGTTATAAACGAACAAACATTATTTGTTACTGAATCACCAGGCTTTGAATTAGAGCGAATTCATGATAACAAAAAATCATGGCTTAAGAGTGAAGCGTATCAAGATAGGTATTTTGAATTAGCAGATGTCGATGATACAAACCCAATTAGAATCACACACTACGATGTGAATGATGAGCGTTTGATAATAAACTCAAAAGAAATTGACTTGGACATCAACATTGCTGGTGCCATTTTAACTGACATTTGGAACTACGTTCAAAATAATCCATGTATCCTTACTGGTGAGACAAATTGCGACCCATGTGTAACATGTGATTATAAGCAGTTCCAAGATGATGCGTATTTTGAATTCCAAGACGATGAATCATATGATTTCATGGACAGCCCATGTGAAGATGTGTTGAACTTAACAGCCTCAACATGTTGTGGTGATAACCTTATAGACTTTAACGCATTGTTGACAGAACCGTTATCTGGTCTTACAACAATTGAAGATTTTGAGTATTACTTAACATCTGAATTAATTGACGTAAAAAACAGACAAACGATAAGCGCTTATGCTACGTTAAGAGCTCTTTACGATAGATACGTAAATAGTAGTTGGTATTGCGACAACCAAAGTGCTGCTTACAATTACCTAACCATGGACCAATTCGCTAATTTATTAGGTGATTATTGGGTTGACATTATTGAACAAGTAATTCCATCAACAACAATTTGGGGTAGTGTGAAGGTTTATTCAAACACAATATTTGACACACCTAAATTTAAGTATAGAGGTTATTCATCATTGTTCTGTAATAACCCATTCATAGGTGAACACGTTGTAAGCCCAATTAACGGTACACAAGGGTTTTCAGCTGATGTTGAAACACAAATGGTAACATTAACACCATCATTGACATCATCAACAGTAACTGTTTCAACAACATCAGTATGTGATGTGGTTTGGTTAGCACAAATGAACTCTGCAAATGAATTCATAGGTAGTGTAAGAGTTACCGATTCAACATTCTGTGAAGATGTAACAGATGGTCCTATTAGTGAATGTACATTACAAGTGGATGTTCAAGTTAGTGGATACTCAGCAACGGCTTATTTGGTTGGCGCCGCTACGCCAGTAATTTATAGTTGGTCTAACGGTCAATCAGGTCAAACCGCAACATTTGAGACATATGGTGATTACACATTAACAGTAACTGATGCTAATTGTTGTGTTGTTGAAGTCAATGTAACGATACCACCAGTTCTAGTAGCTTGTTGGTATACACTCCCAGATAGTCAAACATTCGTAGATACTGGATTCAGAGGTTTCTCAACACCTGTATATGTTTACAATATGCCGTCAATGGTGGTAAATGGTTCTGAAATAATAACTGATACATCACCAACGTATTTATTGGATTCAAGTAATTTCGATACTGTTTCAACACCTGCTGGTTTAACTTATACTAACTTCGTTACGTTTATGAACCAAGCTTTTGCTCAAATTGGTGCAACTAATTACACAGCTCAATTGGCCCTTAATGGTCAAACAGCTGGTGAAAACCCAAATCAAGGTTTCTATATTATTAGACCTCTTGATGATACATTTACAATTCAAGTAAGTGAAACAAACACTGGTGACTACTACTTTACTGAAAATGACATGTTAGGTGGTGGTACTTACTTTGACGTTGATTGTGACGGAATAACAGTTGAAAATGGTGTTGTAGTAGAATGAGGATAAAAAATAGAGATAGAGTTGAAAGAGGTAAACTTAAGAGTTTTGACGACCTACCAGAATCTAAAAAAAACATTTTTTTGGATATTAAAAATGAGGTTTCAAGATTCTTCAGTCACCTTGGTGATGAACCAGTATATGTGTACGGTAGTCATCTATGGGGAAATTGGGATGAAGAATCAGACTATGACGTTTACGTTAAATCAAGATTTATTGAAAATGTGTCCGAATTTTACCAAAAACTGGAATTTTTTAAATCTTACTTGGAAACAAAATTAAAAGTTAAGGTTGATATAGTTATGATGAGAGATGACATAGGTATTTTAATACCATAAATATATTTATATAAAAACAAAACAATGAAATTAACCGATAGAACAATATTAACAAACTTAAATGTAACCGATTTAATCCACGTAGTGGTAACTGGTGATACAAGCCAAAACCCAGCTGGGTCTTCATTTAAAACACCATTATCTAGCGTTGTGTCTTTATTAGGGCAACAATCAGGTAGTTATTGGACCTCTGGTTCAACGTGGAGTGGAACAAACTATCCTATCAAGGCTAATAATAACACTGGTTTGGATGCAACTGGTAATTATGCAATTGCGATGGGTTCTGGTACAACAGCTAGCGGTAATTATTCATTCGCTAGTGGTGTTGGAACTGTAGCCGCATACAATTCTTCTCATGCTGAAGGTAGATATACAACAACTGGTGGTTTAGCTTCCCATGCTGAAGGTTCAACCACTATTGCTGATGGTGACTTCTCACATGCTGAGGGTGAACTAACATATGCATCATATATTGCATCACACGCTGAGGGTACAAACACATCAGCAACAGGTGAAGGTTCTCACTCTGAAGGTTCTGGTACAACAGCTGTTAGTACAGCATCTCACGCAGAAGGTTATTTAAGTGTTGCTTTAGGCAATTATTCACACGCTGAAGGTAGACAAACAACTGCATCAGGCGTTACATCACATTCCGAAGGTTGGTCATCACAAGCTAATGGTATTGCGTCACATGCTGAAGGTTATCAAACTAAAGCTAATGGTGTGCAATCGCACGCTGAAGGTTACCAAACAACAGCATTGGGTAATTACTCACACTCTGAAGGGTTTTTGACCAAAGCACAGGGGTTACAATCACACGCCGAAGGTTCTTCAAATATAGCCAGTGGTGATACATCACACGTTGAGGGTTATCTAACAACAGCATTTGGATATGCATCACATACCGAAGGTCAATCAACAACTGCATCAGGCGCCACATCTCACTCAGAAGGCTCTGGCACAACAACATTAGGTCAAGCAGCACACTCTGAAGGTTACCAAACTATAGCATCGGCAACAACATCTCACGCTGAAGGTTATCAAACAACAGCTATTGGTTTGGCATCACACGCTGAGGGTCAATTAACAAAAGCTAGCGGTGCAACATCACACTCAGAAGGTTATGCAACAACTGCTGGTGGTGTTTATTCACATGCTGAAGGTTATTTCACAACAGCCAATGGTGATTATTCCCACAGTCAAGGTGACAGAACCATTGCAAACGGAATTTATTCACACGCTGAAGGTTCGTTAACAACTTCGACTGGTGGTTTTGGCGCACATGCTGAGGGCTACAATACGACAGCAAGTGGTAACTACTCACACGCTGAAGGTGCTTACACAATCTCATCAAACAGTGCGTCACACTCAGAGGGTTTATATACAACAGCATCTGCTCAAGGTGCCCACGCTGAAGGTTATACAACGACAGCATCAACGCTTTATGCGCACTCAGAAGGTGCTTATACATTAGCTTATGGTACAGCAGCACACGCTGAAGGTAGTAATACATCAGCGGGTTATTTTGCACACTCAGAAGGTGCGTATACAAAGGCTATTGGTAACTACTCACATACTGAAGGGTATTTCACAACCGCTAATAATGATTTTTCACATGCCGAAGGTACTGGAACAACAGCTAGCGGTGTAGGTTCACACTCACAAGGTCAATTAACTATTGCCTCAGGTCAAGTTTCACACGCTGAGGGTTCTGGTACAACCGCTAGTGGTATAGCATCACATGCTCAAGGTACTTATACAATAGCATCTGGTAATTATTCTAATGCTGAGGGTAGAGGTTCTTTATCATCTGGTGTTTACTCACATGCTGAAGGTTATTTAACCACCTCTAATGGTATTTCATCACATGCTGAAGGTGACCAAACAAGGGCTAGTGGTTTAACATCACATGCTGAAGGTTATCTAACTATTGCTGGTGGTATTCAAGCTCACTCAGAGGGTGCATATACAACCGCCACTGGTGATTATTCACACGCTGAGGGTTATGGTTCTAGAGCGTTAGGTATATACTCACACGCTGAAGGTAGAGGTACTTTAGCTAATGATTACGCACACGCTGAGGGACACGATTCAACAGCATCTGGTACTAACTCACATGCTGAGGGTTCTTCAACCCTTGCATCATCCGACTATGGCGCACATGCTGAGGGTTATGGGTCAACTGCGGCTGGTTCTTATTCACACGCTGAAGGTGGTTTTACAACAACATTAGCCAATGGTTGTCACACAGAAGGTTTGTATACAATTGCCATGGCAAATGGAGCACACGCTGAAGGTGGTTATACAACATCTTCGGGTACTTATTCACACTCTGAAGGTTCTGGTACTACAGCATCAGGTGCGTACTCACATGCACAAAACTTTGCAAATAAAGCAACTGGTATTGCATCACATGCTGAAGGTAGTTATACTACCGCTAGCGGTGTTGGCGCTCACGCTGGTGGTTTAACAAATATTGCGTCTGGTAGCTATAGCTTTGTACACGGTACAGGTTCAACAGCAAGTGGGTATGCTACAATAGTATTGGGTACAGACATTACTGGTACAATACCACAAGCGGTTTATGTGTCACCATTGATTTTAGCTAGATTAACAACGGCTCAAAGAACAGCATTAACAGCAACCAACGGTATGATGGTATATGATACTGATGAAAATAAATTTAAAGGCTACGAAAACGGAGCTTGGGTTAACTTGATATAACATGCCACAATTATTAAAGAAAATAGAGGGTAGTGTTGATTCAGGTATTTCTTCAAACACATATTTTGTTAAAGAAGTGTCTGGGCTCATTCAACAAGAGGATTATATTGATGTATCCTCTTTTGTTGCTTACCTACAAAATTTTTCTCAATGTGAGTTCACCAGTGGTTTGTCAAAACCACAGCTATTTGGTTTGAGTAATAGCTTTAACAAACAAGTTCAAACATTAAACATAAGTTACTAAAATGAGGTATCAAGAACCAATATATATTCAAAACGAAAATTCAGCAGTTAGAAACAAAGATGCTTACAATGTAAACATGAGTTCTGATATGTATGTTTTTGAGGCACCAGTTTTTACGATGAGCGGTGCTTCAAAGATTGATTGTTCTGGAAATTCTGAATCACACATTGTTTCAACAGCTACAACTATTCCGTTGGTTTTTGATTTTACTGGGAATACAGATACCTTTACTGATACGTTAAACTCATTTTACTTTGAAGTTTATAAGTACAGTCCTAGTGCTACTGTATTTACAACACCACCTGTTTATAAATCTCAATTGGTTTCATATACAGCAATAACTGGTACAAGTTCATATACTGAGAATGTACCAATATCGGCATTAACCTTAGATGGTGAGTATCTAATAAAAGGATACTATAAGGTAGATGCTCAAACATTTTTTTTAAATCAGCTTGGTAAGACATATGATACCATTAATTTTAGATATGGTTCTGAATACGGTCTATACAATCCAGATTTAGACTTCTACTTCATATCAATGTATGAAGCCTCTAAACCATTATTTGCTGATACCGCCGAATCATTACCACAAGGTCAATTAGGGCAACAAGTTATATTACCAGAAGATGGTGATACGGTATTTGTGGTAAAATACCCATACGGTGGACACGTAATGGTTACTTTAAACGGCCTTATATTGGCTAGAGATGAAGATTATACCATCTCAGGTAGCGTAGTTACGTTTTTAGCACCGACCTATAAAGGTGATGTGGTTACTTTTGTGTATTCAGTATCCGCGAATAGAGGTTTGGTGGGTGATAACATACTAATTTCATCACCAATTACTAGTGGTGCAACCGATAATGAAGGTACAAACCTAGTTTATTATAACACGGATAGTGATAAATTTGAAGTTTACACTGAATTAGAACCAAGTTCTGGTGGTGCGATACTAGTAATGGTTAATGGTGTCACGTTAGCAAACAATATTGACTACTATAAATCAAAAACCAACAATAAAAGAATCATTCTTGAGGGTGATTTAATTGTTGGTGACATGATTACATTGGTTTATTACCCAGTAACAAACCTTTCTAGGGGTATAAACACGAATTATCCGTCTGTTTTATGGACCATAGCTCGTTCACCACAGACAAATAACGGGTATTTTACATTAGAAGTGTCAAGAAGCAACACATTTTCCTCTTTGACATACTCACATACCCAACAATATGTGTCAGGTGTATCTCAATACACAGACAATTTTGTTGCGAGTGGTACGGTTGGTACTACTTACTACTATAGAATAAAAAATGATAAGGTTTTTGACCCTATTTGTGGGCCGTCATTAACCTCTACAACATATAGTGATACTATATCAATTGTTGTTGAAAGTAATGCGATAAATTCGTACTAATAAACTTTACAATTGGATATTTATAACTAAAATAAAGGTAAAACAGATATTTATACGATATGAGTTACATAATTAACAGTACAAACCCCTTCGTTAGCGTAAAATTGACTGAAAAAGGTAGAGAACAGTTGGCATTAGGCCGACTTAATTTTTCATTTTGGGCAGTTGGCGATTCCGAAATCAACTATGATAGAGAAGCTATCGTTGACGCTAACCCATTAGACGTTACCTTATCGGCCACAAGTAAAGTTTTGAGGCCAGTTGATAGACAACCTAACATAAAATATTTCATATATCCAAGTATTTCAACATCACCATATCAAAGCATGACAAATGCCAATATGAATGTTGTTAAAGCTGTGGTGAATAATGAAGCAGTTGAAAGAGGGTTTTTTGATAATCAATTGACAGCTTTCACAACAAATTTAAGTTCAGATTTAACCCCATATCAAGAAACTATTTCAAACACTTATTTAAGTGGTGGTACAATCTTGACAATGACTGGTACAACAATACAAGCTGGTAATTTAGTGCTGTTAAAACCATCTAACTCTGTATTGGGTAACGTAGCTATGAGCTCAACAACTGAAGCAATACCTAATCTTTGGTTCCAAATACAATCAGTATCTGGTAACCAATATACGGTAGATAGAAACCTACCAGTTCTTTCAGGTGTTGGTAACTCAACAAATATTATAGTTTACCGTCAAGGCGAAGTTTATGACACAATATCAACAGGTAACACAACCGCATATTGGGATTCAGGCACCTTATTATTCAATTCAAACGTAAACATTACATGTCATGACGTTCCAGTATGGAACATGAATAATGTATGGTGTGAGAATATGGCTGGTATGACAGCCGATACAGCTTACGAAGACTATACTAAGTTTGGTTCTTACCCTTATTTAGGTACCAAAGCGCCATATCTTGAATACTGGTGTACAAGCACTGGTTCAACGTCTTATAATTGTAACGGTCCAGGTATTAGTTACCCAGATGATGTTCATAAAGCTATTTCAATCATACACTACACCAACAATGCAATTTCTAACCTATATGGTGAGTTTTTCTATGTTGACGCGACAAACAACAAGTATGTTCAAGTACACATGCCTAATTTGATGTATCATAGAGCTGGTTATTCAACTGGTACTGGTACTGTGATGGGTATGACATTTATTGCTTCTGGAGACATACAAACTATTGGTAGTAGCGAAATACAATACATTGATTTGGTTGAACACCCAGATTTCATTTCTTCGGCTAACACAACATCACTTGTTGTTGGTAAAGTTTTACCACAATATAAGATGATTATTATTGATAACGAGGAAATAGTTGCCGCTATGTCATACAAAGCCAACAGAAACTGGACCCTTCCAGAATTGGCAGCAAACATCATAGCACCTAGCGGTGCGACAACTAGCGGTATTCTAGGTGTGAATGAAACGATTTATTTGACATACACATTAGATAATTCTGGTAGCACAACAGGTTTGACAAGTAGTTTACCATGTCAAAATTATGTTAAGGTCACAAATACAACTTCATCATCTAAAGACATTGCTTTTAGAATAAACGAAACTGACTTGTTACCATATATGCGTAAAATAGAAGACTTATCGTATGACGGTTATGGTTGGTACGCACATAAATTCAAGTTACTTTATCAAGTTGTAAGCGGAGATACTGTACGCCCTGACCCAAGCGCTTGGTTACAATATGATTACACAACAACTGGTTTGACTGGTACCGCTGGTGCTACTATTGACCCATTTGCTTTGGAGAATCAAACCCCAGGTTCACAGGACTGTGGTGTAACAATTGGATTTGTGTTAAATGACCAGATTTATTCAGCATCAACATTGTTTAACTTGTATCCAGTGTTGAATATGGCGCCAACTAACCAACCAACTTATCTACAGTTTGGTGATGAAAGATTCTTCTACGGTAATATTGAAACATACATAGGTGCTACAATATACAAAACAATATTTGACTTAAGTGTTAATGGTTCACAGTTTGACATCACAACAAACCCAACTAGAAGCACAGACCCAAACACCAACCCAGCAAATCTAAGAATTACGGATGTTGGTATTTATGATAACGCATATAATTTGGTTTGTATAGGTAAATTGAGTAAACCAGTAATACTTCAAACAAACAACACAATAATGCTTGAATTAAGCATGGATTTTTAATATAAACTAAAATGGGATTTATATCTACAGCAAATACTTTAACCTTAACAGCTAAACTTACACCGTTTGGTAGACAAAAACTTGTGTCAACAAATAATGCTTTGATTACGAGTTTTTCATTGGGTGACTCTGACGCTAATTACAATACATCAGAATTGCTTACAACTGGAGAAGTACCTGCAATATCAGGTGATTACGGCGCCAATGCTTCATATAGCAATAGCACAGCTGTATATGTGAATATGAAATCTCCATTGATATATAATTCAAGCGGTGTTTTACGTAAACCAGTAGAGAAACAATCAACAATCGTTTCAATAGAGCAAGTGAATAATGGATTTACAACAATAAGCGGTAGTAACCTAACACATTTTGTTGTTGATAGAAATAGCACAACAGATAGCTATGTAAACTTGTATCAATCCTTCGGTTTACCTCTCAACACAACTCAAGATTACAAATACACTGGTACAACATACGCTAAAGGTGGTTTTTCAGATACAGCTATGAGTGGGTTAGCGCAAACAAAGATTCTTGTAGTCTCTGCGAAAGCTTCAACAGCTGGTGAATGCTTGGACGGTAAAGCAATAAAATTGTATCTACCAACATCTGCTGGTACATATACTATTTATTCAACATTTAGAAAAACTGGTATTTCATCAGCCGTACAAGATGCTAACATAAGAGATACATCATTGGATAATAACGGGTTTGATGATAACGTAGCAGTATTGGTTTGTGATGATATCATGAAACCTAATGGTGGGTCATCAACATTGAGTTGGGCAACTGGTTTTGGTACAACAAAACCATTTAGTGTTGGTGGAAAATATTTCTATAATTTACAAACAAGTGCTAACCTAGGATTAACAGCTGATACGGTAGTTGGGTTAGCTTATTTGAATAAGGGTATATTGGTAATCACCAACCCAACAATTGTGAATAATTATACATCAAGTTCGGCCACCACATCAGGGTACATGACTTTTGATAGCGTATCAACAACAGTATATCAAAATATCACATGTATTGCAGGTAGAGGTGAATTCGGGGGTTCAACAAACCCATCTTTTGGGGCTAGTGACACACCTAGAATAAGTGAATTGGGTTTATATGATATTAGCGGTAATTTGATAGCGTTGGCTAAGACTGACAGACACGTCACCAAGAATATCAATGAATTTAAGGTATTTAACGTAAAAATTTCACTATAAACTTTACCTTTTAATTTACTAGTGTAAATTAATTGAAAAAGTACAATTATGAGTAATTACATACTAGCATTAGACGTTTCAACATCAACCATAGGCATCGCCTTATTCGAGGATTTGGGCACCAAAGGTGAGTTAAAACTGTTACACCATGTTAGCCCTAAGGTTAAACCAAAACCTAGTGATAAAATGGAAGAATTGTTTAAAAAAGTTGAAATTTTTCAAACTGAGTTTTTAAACAAATACATTGGGTTTGGAATAACTAAAGTAGTTATTGAAGAACCTTTGTTACAATCTAACAATGTCTATACCATAGCAACCCTTTTGCGTTTTAATGGTATGATTTCAAAGGCCGTTTATGATACATTGGGTATTATCCCAGAATTCATATCTTCTTACGATGCTCGTAAATTTGCCTTCCCAGAATTAATGGCTGTAAGAAAAACCAAGAAAGATGGTACAGCATTAACTGAAAAACAGATAGCTAAAAATGAACCAGTTTTGTTTGGTGGTTATCCGTTTGATGTGGATAAAAAGTATGTACTTTGGGAAAAGGTTGCTGATTTGGAACCACAAGTTACTTGGTTTTACGACAAGAACAACAAACTTAAAAAAGAAACGTTCGACACCTCTGACGCATATGTTGCGGCTCGTGGATTAATGAGGAAGAACGGGTTATGGGAATAGGTATCCCATTAAAATAGCATACCCATACTTGCAAATACGGAAGTTTTAGCGTATATTTGCAATATGGCTCACTTTTCAATATCTGATGTACTAGAGAGTTTCCTTGGTGAACATAGGAAACACAATGAAGATACGGGGCAAATCTCTTTTGATTGCCCCGCTTGTTCATTAGATAAAGGTATGCCAGATGGTGATGGTAAAGGTAACCTAGAAGTCAATTATAATTTAGGTAAATTCAGGTGCTGGGTTTGTTCTGAAACAAACCATATGCATGGTAACGTAACTCGTTTAATTAAAAATTACGGGACCCAAACCAATCTAAGGGATTATCTTTTATTGAGACCAGACCAAGCGGCTTCAGTATCGACTGAAGAACGTGAAGAAATAGTGGTTACCCTACCTGTCGGTTTTAAAGAACTATCTAAATGCACATCTAAGGACTACAAGTCTGACTTAGCTAAAAAATATCTATATGATAGGGGTATTACTGATGAAATCATTAAAGACTACCGTATAGGGTATACCATACGTGGAAAATACTTTAATAGGATAATAATACCGTCCTATGATGCTAATGGAAAGCTGAATTACTTTGTTGGTAGATGGTTTGTTAAAGAAAAACCACTCAATAAGTACCTAAATCCAGACGCTGAGAAGTCTGAAATCATCTTCAATGAAGGTAAAATCAATTTTGACACAACAATATATCTTGTTGAAGGGGCTACTGACCATATTGTGATACCTAATTCTATACCACTACTAGGAAAATACATTTATCCGAAGCTTTTAGAACTACTTCACGACAATGCTATGGCGTATATCGTCATAGTTTTGGACGATGACGCATGGGAAGACGCTGTTAGGTTGTATAAAGAACTTAATTTTGGTGATTTAAGAGGTCGAATAAGGATAGTTAGGTGTCCTGAAGGGTATGACCCGTCAAAAGTTAATGAAAAATTGGGTAGTAAAGGCGTTGCCAAGCTATTAATGAGTGCTAGACAATTATCAGAACGAGAATTGTATTAACTCTTGAAGTTATTTCTAGTAATTACAAGTGTTCTTAAGTAATGATTTCCAGGCATAAGCTTATTTGTAACCTCCACACCACCTATTTTTTTCCAGAAAGGACACGCAGTATCAAAACATTGTAGAATAATGTTCTCTATTTTAGGTAATTTGGAAAATAAGAACTCTATACCTAGTGTTCCGTAGCCTTTACCTTGTTCTGAAGCGTTATAACCGCCTTTAAGATATATACTGTTAGGGTAAGATTTACCGTCAATAGTGACGTTACCTAATTCACCAATACCAAAAGTAACAATTGGGTTGTTGTCTAGGTATATGGTATTGGGACCATTTTTATTTAAACTGCCATCATTGAAACGTAAACTAGAAAATTTACTTAATTCTTCTGTTAACCTTTGTTTGATAAAATCTTTCATTGTGTCATTTCTAGATAAATACTTGCAAATATGAACAAAATGTCGTATATTTGCAAATATGGCTAAGATACAAAAATGGGTAGGTCCAGTATACCTAGAACCCATTCAACATAAATATCACCATAGAGAAACAGGTAAGATTTACAAATCAGTAACTACCACCCTGACCTCTATTGAACCGCATTTCGATGCGGAAGCTGTTTCTTTGGCCATAACCAAGCAACTTGATTCTGTAAAACAAGAGCGATACATTGGTATGAACCAACAACAAATCTTGGATTATTGGCAAATGCTTAATGATGAAGCCAACATATACGGTACCAAGGTTCACGATATTGTTGAACGTTATCTTTTAGCTAATAAGTGGTATTTCCCAGAGGATGATGAAGTTGGTTTATTTGAACAGAAAGTCATTAAAGGGTATGATAACTTAAAAATCGAAGAGGGTGTCACCATGTGGCCTGAACGCATATTGTTTTCTGAAGAATATGAATTGGCTGGTACCTCAGACTTGATTATCGACATAGACGATGTTTTCTTTGATGTAGCCGACTATAAGACCAACAGAGTGTTCAATTTCTATAACCCATACGGTTATCAGACTCTACACAAACCATTTGACCACTTGCAAGCGTGTCAATGGTCAATATACACACTTCAGTTAAGTGTTTATGCTTACATGTATGAACTTGAGTTTCCTAAGCGTAAATGCCGTCAAATCTATGTTTTATATTGGAACAAAGAAACTGAGTGTTTTGAAAAAATACAGATAATGTATCTTAAGCATGAGGCTAAAAAGCTAATTGAGATGCACCATTATAACGTAATGAAAAATGCATAATTTTGTAGGACACCCAGAATGGAAACAATATCCAATTGACGATATCGTTGCCGAACTATTAACCGAAGATATAAAGGTTTTAGTATTGCGACCAATATTATTTTTTCACGCAGAAGAATACACAACAATGGCTAGGATAAAGGCTAATTTCACTGATGAGGCCATATCTAAGCTGATACATGATAAGTTTATAAAAATTATCTAAAGTTTTACACAGTTTGGCTGCGTGAATGATACTTATAGTAAAAGTTCATTCATGAAAACCAAAAAGATTTTATTCATCACATCTGACAGAGTTAAGGATTACTACGGTATTACCTCTGGGCTATTCAATTCTGCATCGTTCGTAGTATCTTTTTTGAAAGAAAAAGGTATGGATGCTAAATTAGTCTCTGTCACAGATTCGAATTCAATCGACAGGGTTGTAACAGAATTTAACCCAGATATTGTTGTCGTAGAAGCCTTATGGGTCCCACCAGCAAAGTTTGCTGAGTTACTTAACATCAAACGCCATGAAAACAGAAGATGGATTGTTAGAATTCACTCTAAAGCTCCATTCTTGGCTATGGAAGGGTTAGCAACCAAATGGATTAGTGAATACACGCTAATCAAAGATGGCTTGATTGAAATAGCGCCAAACACAAAAGAACTCACAGAACAACTTCAGACTGCTTTTCCGTTCGGGACTTTTATTTACCTTCCAAATGTATATCAATTTAAAGATATAGATATAGAGAAAAAACAGTTGGATGAAACACACATTGATATCGGCTGTTTTGGTGCGATAAGACCAATGAAAAACACCTATCAACAAGCTTTGGCGGCTATTGAGTTTGCTGAGCGTATAGGTAGAAAATTAAGATTTCATATCAATTCATCACGTCTAGAACAAAGCGGTAACAACGTTCTTAAAAACTTGATTTCACTTTTTGAATATTCACCACATGAATTGGTTCAACATGGTTGGTACCACCACAAAGAATTTTTGGAAGTGTTATCTAAAATGGATTTATGTATGCAAGTTTCTTTATCTGAATCTTTCAATATTGTAACAGCCGATGCGGTTGCTGTTGGTCGCCCAGTAGTGGCTTCACACGATATTGACTGGGTTCCTTGGTATGCTAAAGCAACGCCAACATCACAAGAAAGTATTGTTAGAACCATGAACTTGGTTTATGCATACCCTAATTTTGCTGCTAAGTTACAGAAATGTTATTTAAAAAGATATAATAAAAAAGCTAAACGCATTTGGTTTAACGAGGTAACTGAAGAACATTATGGCAAGACTATTTAACATATTTAAGAAATTCAATCCATTCGAAGCTCAACGCAAAGAAAACAGACGCCACGAAGAAGAGCGTGACAGACATCGTAGAGACTTTGAAGAAAAACATTACGGTAAAGATGACCGTGATTGTGATGGCGGGTATTGGCATTATCACGACTAAAAACTTGCATTTTCACCGATTATTTCGTATATTTGCAAAAATACGGATTAATGGTAAAAAAGATAGTACATTTAGCTGATATACACATCAGAACCTTCAGACTCCATCAAGAGTACAAAGAAGTTTTTGAAACCCTTATCAAAGAATTAAAAAAACTTCGTGAAGAATACGAGAGGGAAGAACTACGTATTGTGATAGCTGGTGATTTGGTTCACCAAAAAATAGTTATATCAAATGAACAACTGGTTTTGGGTACGTCTTTTATATTAGCCCTAGAGAAAATAGCGCCAGTCATCATCATCGCTGGTAATCATGATTTGTTGGAAAACAATAAAGATAGAATGGATAGCATAACTCCAATGGTTATGCTTCTACCAGATTCAAACGTCAATTATTTTAAAGAAAGCAAATGTTATCTTGATGATAACATTGTTTGGTGTGTTTACTCAATATTTGAAGAAAACAAACGACCAAATATAGAAGCTGCTAGACAAGAGTTTGGTGATGACAAAACCTATGTCGGGTTATTCCACGCACCAATTATTAATGCCAAAACGGATATCGGGTATGAGTTTGACCATGGGGCCGAACTGGATATATTTGAGGGTTGTGACATGGTGATGCTGGGTGATATACACAAACGCCAATCATTTAACCATAAGGGTATACCAATTGCGTATGCTTCTAGTCTTATACAACAAGATTTTGGCGAAAACGTAGATAAACATGGGTACTTGTTGTGGGATGTTGAATCAAAAACATTTACAGAACATGATGTAGATAACAAATATTCGTTCTTTCAATTTAAAATCAAATCCATTGAAGATTTGGAGAACGATGAAGAAAAACTTTTAAATTTATGAGTGAAGAAAGAGGTGGAATGACAATCAAACAAATGAGAGATTTCATTGTGTCATTACCAAAAGAATTTGATGAATATTTCGTAGTAAACGGCGAAGTAGCGGCTGTACAAGGTCAATTCTATGTTAGAGTAGATAAACCAGTAGTGCAATTAAGTGTTGATGAGGACAGCGGAGAATTGCTCATCTTACATCAAACTGAAGATGAGATTAACGATATTACCAGCAATTTGAGCGATGACAATTCCTAAGGAGTTTAACGATGAAATATGGGAGTACTGTAGGGCCAATGGTATCACCAACATTGACGATTTTGTTATTGGTGTGCTAAAAAAAGGTTTCACTGCTGAAAAATTTGGTTCAACCCCTATGGTACAAAAAGTCGTGGAAAAAGTTGTTGAGGTACCAGTAGAAAAAGTGATTGAAAAAATCATAGAGGTACCAATCAATATCATTGATAAAGACCTTGAAGAGCGTTACAACAAAATTGTTTCAGAAAATTCTGAATTACAAAAAAAGATATCATCACTAGAACAAGAATTAGTCGATGAAAAAAATAAAAAGAAGAAAGACCTTTACGGAGAATCATGAGCGAAATAGCTACAAAAACATACATACCACCAACAGCTAAGGTTAAGGTTAAGTGGGAAGATAGACCTGAAAATTATTCTAAAGAGAATAAGAATTTAATCAAAAATCATTTTGCTAAAAAGTACGGTATAAACAAAAACAATATTACCGTATCTTATATTCCAGTTAAGCTTAATAGTAAAGGCGAATTGGTGGAGATATCAGGTGCGAACATTGATAATATCATGGATTTGAATTATCAAAGAGCCCTTATGAAAGAGCTTATTGAACGAGATGGTAAAAACATTGACTTTGACAGAATCATTGCCTTGGACAACAAGGTGAACGCTGAGTTAACGATTGATATGACGGTATCACAGCACAAGAAATGGTCAATCAAATGGTTGATGCTAGATAACTTCTTGTGTTTTGGTGAGCAAAACTATATACCTTTTAGCAAACTACAAGGATTAACTGTTGTGAATTCAGTACCAGCTAATCAAGGTGGTAAAACAACACTCACCATTGATGCTATCAAATTTTTACTTCATGGTACCACAACCAAAACCGATAAAAACGAAGAGGTCTTCAACGATTTTAGTGGTAAAAATGAATTGGTTGTTAGGGGCATGATTGATATTGAGGGAGATGAAATAATCATCGAACGTAAAATGAAGCGTTCGGCGTCAAAAAGTGGTGGTTGGACTGTAACCAATAAGGTTAACTACTACGAGCTATTACCAGATGGTGAAGAAAAGGCTATGAATGAAGAAGACGCTAAACGAACAACGATTAAAATCAAAGAAACTGTTGGTAGTGAAAAAGATTTTGAACTATTGGTTTTGGCAACTGAAAATAATTTGGATGACCTCATCGGATTAACAACCACTGAATCTGGTAAGATATTAACTAGGTTGATTGGTTTAGAAGTCCTTGAAATGAAGGAAGAAATTTCCCGTAAAATGTATAATGAGTTTGCTAAGAAAAAGAAAGCAAACGACTATGACGTTATTACGTTGACGAATGAAATCGAAGAAGACGAAGCTAAGATTGAACTTCAAGTTGAGATATCTGTCATACTAAACGAAAAAATTGAAGCGAACAAAAAAAGAATTACGGAGTTAAATGAACTAAACGATTCACTACTTAACTCAAAAGAAAAGGTTGACATCACTATTAGTGCTATGAACCCGTCCAAGCTTCAAGAAGAGATTAATGTCTTGACCATAAAGGGTAAAGACACGAAAGACCGTATGACCACTTTGAATGACGCGATAATATCAATGGGTGAGATACACTTTGATGAGGACCGACATTATGGGTTAACAAAATTGATATCAAAGACAACAAGCGATAAGGCAGTTAAAGAAGCCGAGATTAAAAGACTTAAAAGAGTTGTCACTGATTTAATAGCTGGCGGTATATGTCAATCATGTCATAGAAAATTAGACGATGTTGACAACACTGAGCATATAAATAAACACAATGAAGATATAAAAACTTTAGAGGTTGAATTGAATGCTATTGAGGCGTTGTTAGTGGAGTATGGTGAGGAATTAACCGCGCTAGAGGCGGTAAAGGTTCAGATAGATAAAAAGAGCCGAATGGAGTTGGATAAAGATAGATTGGAAGTTGAAATCGGTAGCTTGAGAAATCAAGTCATCGCTAAAATGGCTGATTTAAAGAAATACAACGCGAATCTTGACGCTATCGAACATAACCGCCAGATAGACATCCAAGTCTCTAAGGTTAAGACGGATATCGCGGTTGAGGAACATACCAAAACCGAAACCATAACCAAAATCGAGCGCAATGCCAATGAATTGAAAAACCTAAGAGAAGGGGTTGTATTCAAGACAAAGATGATTGAAACCTTGAAAAAAGAGGAAGAAATTGATAAAATCTTTAGGGTCTACATAGACCTAGTTGGTAAAAAGGGTATCAGCAAATTGGTGTTGAGGTCTGTTCTACCAATAATCAATGGCGAACTACAAAGATTATTGGAAGATGTAACAGATTTCGAAGTCGAGATATTTATAGATGATAAGAATGATGTTCGTTTTTACCTTAATAAAGGTAACAGTACGAAATACCTTAAATCTGGTAGTGGTCTTGAAAAGACGGCTGCTAGTTTGGCTTTAAGGGCTGTTTTGGGCAAATTATCAACTCTACCTATGCCAAACTTTATCACTTTCGATGAAGTTTTGGGTAAAGTGGCTGCTGAGAATATTGATAAACTAAAAGAGCTTTTTGACAAGATTAAGGACATGTACGACATCGTGTTTTTGATAACCCATTACGATACCGTTAAAGATTGGGCTACTAACGTATTGACAGTAAATAAGGTAAATGACATTTCAAAATTGTCGATAAAATAGTTGTTTTATCGACAATTTTGGAGTATTTTTGTATAAAAAGATAACTTATGAGATTTAGAAATTATTGTGTGATTATCATGGGTAACACACAAGATGTAAACGATGAGATTAGAAAAGTTGCAGAAATGGAGCCAAATTTCTTGGAAACCAAAGGTATTACCATTGCAACCTTTACCGCTTTTGTGTCACCATCTGAATTGAAAGAATGGTTTAAAGAACACGGCAGAAACGTCATAGTATTCGATTTGGATGAAAATTCTTCTGGGGTACACTTTATAAAGCCAGAAATTCAAAAAGGATTATTTGGGTTTACAGAGCTCATTGATTTAGATGAGATGAATGAACAATTCTTAGAAAGTGTGGAAAAATCCATTGATAAGTGTGATGAGATAATTGAGAACATCTCTGGCGACACCATCACCAATCTATTGAGTGAAAAATCAATAGAAAAAATGGATAAAAAACAAAAAGAAGACCTTCTTAATAAGTTGATTGAGAATGGGTTAGAAAAACTAACAGATAGTGATAGAAAACTACTTCCTTTGTTGACAAAGTAGTAAAAATTACTTGACTTTTTATGTTTTTTTAGTATATTTGTTTAACAATTTAAAATAATAAAGTATGTAAGTGTTTAAGTATTAATGAGTAAAAAATTTGTGAATTTCGATACTGACGATGTTGTATCAAAGTATTTCAAGGACATCAGAAAGTCAGTTGTTTTAGCTCCGTTTGAAGAAAACGAATTGGCGAAAAAAATAAAAGCTGGGGATAAAAAAGCTTTGGATAAATTAATCAATGCAAACCTAAAGTTTGTGATTTCAATAGCCAAAGAATATCAAGGAAAAGGATTACCGTTAGCCGATTTGATAAATGACGGTAATCATGGATTAATAAAAGCTGCGCATAGATTTGACCATCGTAAAGGGTTTAAGTTTATTTCGTATGCTGTGTGGTGGATTCGTCAATCAATATTGTTGAGCTTATCGGAAAACGCTAGACTTGTTCGCTTACCTGCAAATGTGATACATAAAATCTCTAAACTAAGTAAAGAAATAGCTAAGTTTGAATCTCAAAATGAAAGAGAACCAATTTTTGGTGAAATCGTTGATGATGATAATGAAGCAATATCAATGGTCATGTACCCTAAGCACACGTCACTTAATGAAGTGATTAATGAAGAGGGTGATGAAATGATTGAATTGATTTTATCAGAAGAACCAGAAGAAACTAAATATGAAGTGACTGATGAGGTAAAGACTAAAATCAATGAAGCGCTTTCTATTTTAAGTGACAGAGAAAGAGAAATAATTGAGTGTTATTTTGGGATAAATATCGAATCGGAAC